GCTATACCAATTTTCACCACCTTAAAATTTCTCTCGAAAATTTTGTTTTGGGGCTTGACTTTTAATAGTTAGTCTTTCACTTTTCTTCGGCATACTCTCACTCTGCCGGTTATCGCTGTCAGGGTTTTCTTCCTCCGGCTGTGTCTGCTGAGGCTGATTCTGCTGGGCAGCGGCAGCCTTGTTCTGCTGCGCCAGTCCTGCGTCTTTCAACTTCACATAGCCACCGTTGAGGTAGTAGTCGTCACCTCCCTGGTCAGCCGGGATCAGATCCATGTTTTCCAGACGATGGATATCATTGGGAGACAGAAAACCGTTGCTGATGCCGGTGGCATAGCCGTTCATCCGGCTCTGGTAGTCGCCGCGCAGCAGACCGTCCACATTGAACTTCGGAAAGTAGGTATCCTGCTCGTCCTCCAGCAGCAGATCCTTGATGATGCCTTGCTCAATGCGGACGAGCCACGGAGTCAGGGAATGCATCACGAAGTTCAGCGACTGGTATTCGATGTTGGAGAAGGTCGCATGGGACAGATCCGCTACCAGATGCGGCGGCACACGAAAGATACGGCAGATTTCCGTCACAGAGAACTGCTTGGATTCAAGGAACTGACTGTCCTCCGGCGGCAGCGACACAGGCTTGTAGGTCATGCCCTCTTCGAGAACAGCCACCCGATGCGCATTTGCCGCACCGCCGTAAGCTGCTTCCCAGTTGTCCCGGACACGGTTCGGGTCTTTCATGACGCCGGGATGTTCCAACACACCGCTGGGTTGTGCGCCGTTCTTGAAGAACGCCGAGCCGTACTTGTCCACCGCAATGGAGGTGCCGAGGCTGTTCTTCATCATGGCGATCGGAGAAAAGCCGATCAAACCATTGAAACCCAGTCCCGGCACATGAAAGATCTCGTCCCGGCGAAAATAGATGTCCTTGTTCTGCTCTCCCGGAACTTCGTCCGTGTATGCGTGATAGATATAATAGAGTTCTCCGCTTTCATCCCGGTCCACCTCGACATTTTCCGGTAGCAACGGATACAGTCCCAGCACCGTGTTCTTGCCATCCCGGACGATCTGTGCATAGGCGTTGCCCCAAAGAAGCAGATGGGTCATCAGGGTCTCCCAGAACACAAAGGACGTCATTTCCGGGTTAGGCTGTCTGTACAGGATCTTGTACAGCGGATGATTCCTTGCCTTTTCCTTGTTGCCGTTCTCGTCCGTTATCCGGTACAAGTGCAGCGGCAATGCCGCAATGGACTCTGCCAGCAGTCGGACACAGGCGTACACGGTCGGGATCTGCATGGCGGCTTTCTCGTCCACCTGTTCCCCGGCATTGGAACGACCAAACACAAAGGTCTGCCCGGAATCGCGGACATTGTCCGTGACCTCTGGCAGACCTTCTTTCGGTGGTGATTCTGTTTTGGGGGAGTCCCTTGGTTTTTCAAAACCCAGCCATTCCCAGAATGTCATCTTTCAACAAATCCTTTCATTTTTCTCTTTTTTCCTTTCCTTGTTTTCCAACAAGTGGTATAATTAATTTATACTGTTGCTTACGGAGGTTTTTTCATGCTGACGATAAATCAGTTAATGCGATATCTGCGTTCCAAACATCATATTACTGTCAAGAGCAATCAGTCTCAGGCATTACGCAACATGGGATACTATCATGGTTTCAAAGGCTATCGGTTTATCCGAACCCCGAACCAAAGGATTGCTTTTTCTTCGTTTGATGAAGTTTCCGCTTTAAACAGTTTTGACATGAAGTTGAAAGCATTGTTTTACCCCAAAGTCATGTTTATAGAAACAGCATTAAAAAGCTATGTGATTGAAGCCACCCTTAAGGACTCACACTCCGAAAACATCGATACGATTTTTGCCAAATCAATCACAAATTATCGTTCATTTACTCCTGGCAGCAGAAATTATCATCAGGAATATGCCAAACGCATGTCACTCCGAAGTAAAATCAATAATGCGTTGCTTCGCGATTACGGTAACAAAAAGCAAACCGTCAACCACTTCTTTGATGCTGATCGTGCCATTCCAATTTGGGCGGCCTTTGAATCTTTGACTCTGGGTGAATTTGGAACGTTCTTCGCTTGCGCAAATTCAAACGTTAAAAGAAACACCTCCGCAATACTTCATCTTCCAAGTCAGTTAGACGCAGATGGCAGAATTACAGAGTTCGTTATTTACGCAGTCAAAGATCTCCGAAACGCTGTTGCTCATAACAATACCGTTTTTGACACAAGATTTAGGACCGGCGAAATCAGTCAACGCCTTATTTCGCTTCTTGAAGCGGAAGTCGGTATTACAGGATTGGACTTCAAGTATATTTACGCATACGTTATCCTTTTGACCTATGTTCTTCGGAAAATGGGAGAAACCAAAACATCCTGCAAACAGTTTCTAAATTCCTACCTCTCCCTTACGGATGAACTGCGCACTCAGCTTTCTCCAAATACCTGCAACCAGATTCTCGGAACTCAACAGCGTCCTCATCTCCGTCAGCTACAAAATTTTATTTCCAACTCGTAAAAACTCTTGCATAATTTCACTCCATGTGGTATATTATAGTTATGAATTGCGGTGGTCGTCTTCGGACAACACCTTGAAAGAGCCTGATGCGTCGGGCTCTTTTTCTTTTTGTCTTTTATTCTTTCTCCAGCTCCGGCAGACCGGCCAGGCTGGTGCCGAGAGAGGCCACGCCAGCCACGATCGCTGCGCTGCCTACCGCCATCCAGTCCACCGTACCGCTGGGCATCTGGGTCACGACCAGAGCTGCACCGGTCTGGAACATGGTCTTTGCGGCGCGGATACTTGCTGCGCGCCACCAGTCTGCACTCATCAGATACTTCATATTTTCTTATCCTCCATGATTTGTGTATCAAAAAACGATCATGTCACGTTCATCGTAGATGCTGCCCTGCTGCTGTCCTTCATTTCGGATGCAGCGGTCCAGTGCCATGATCGCAGCGACGATACCGTCAATTTTCTCCGGCGACTTTGCCTTAGTAGGCTTGATATTGCCGGCCGGATCAGTGTCCACGACCACATTGCCGGCCATCCATGCCATGATGGGGTTGCCGCCGTGAACGATACGTCCTTCCATCAGGAGCTTATAGAACTCCTTAGTAGGCGGGCTCATATCCTTAAGCCCTTGTCCGAAAGGTACGACCGTGAATCCCATCCCCTCTAGGTTCTGGGTCATCTGCACCGCTCCCCATCGATCAAAGGCGATTTCTCTAATGTGGTATGTGTTTCCAAGTTCCTCAATGATCTTCTCTATGAATCCGTAGTGGATGACATTTCCCTCGGTCGCCATCAGATACCCTTGCTGGTGCCAGACATCGTATGGCACAGATGCCCTACGTACCCGCTGATGGATGGTGTCCTCCGGGATCCAAAAGAACGGCAGAAGAATGTATTTCTCGTCAGGGGTTCTGGGCGGGAAGATCAGCACGAATGCCGTAATATCTCCGGTGCTGGACAAGTCCAGACCACCGTAACAGTCACGGCCTTTGAGGGCTTCCATATCGATTGGCTCGTTGCCGAGGTCATAGATGTGTTCCGGGATAAATCGGGTCAGCGAGGACACCCACATATTCAGGCGAAGCTGCTTGAACACATTCTCCTCTGCGGGATTATCCAGCGCCTCCTGAAACGCATCCCTGACACGCTGGATCTGGATGGTCTGTCCCAGTGAGGGGTTGGCTTTATACCAGTTGGCTTCATCATGCCAGTCATCTTCATCAGTCAGTCCATAGACTACCGGATAGAATGTGTGGTCTATCTTGCGACCGGCAAGAAGGTCAAGGGCTTTCATGTGCAGCTCATAGCAGATACTCTCCTTATCCGTGCCAGCCGTGGTGATCAGGAAGAACAGCGGCTGTTCACGGGCATCACCGGAACCTTTGGTCAGAACATCGTAGAGCTTGCGGTTGGGCTGGGCATGGACCTCATCCAGCACAAGCCCGGACACGTTCAGGCCATGCTTCGTACCGACTTCCGCCGACAACACCTGATAGAATCCGGCGTTGCTGTAGTTCACGATACGCTTGGTTGCCGCCATGATCTTGCAACGTTTCATGAGAGCCGGGGTCATCTGCACCATTTGGTTGGCAACGTCAAAGACGATGGATGCCTGCTGACGGTCGGCGGCTGCGCCATAGACTTCTGCGGAGGGCTCGTTATCGGCAAACAGCAGATACAGTGCCACCGCAGCGGCCAGCTCGGACTTGCCGTTTTTCTTGCCGATCTCGACATACGCTGTGCGGAACTGACGGTTGCCACGCTCGTCCACGATGCCAAACACATCCCGGATGATCTGTTCCTGCCACGGCAATAACCAGAACCGTTTGCCTGCCCACTTGCCTTTGGTGTGACGGAGGTTTTCTATAAAACGCACAGCCCGGTCAGCCTTTTCTGCATCGTAATGGGAGGTCGGCAGCATGAACCGGCTGGACTTGTAGTTCTTGAGCGTCGGGTAATTTTTAGGGCGTGTCTCTGCCATTATCCGTCACCTCCCAGCAGGCTTTCCATCTCATCGGCGGCATTCGCAGGACCGCCGTCCGATGCAATGATCCGGCTTCGGGAAGAAGGTGTCAGACCGAACTGTTCAGCAAATCGGTTCATGATCTTCAGATAGGTCTGGGCAATGGACACCTGCGGCACCTGCTGCCAGTACCCGGACGGTGTCTTAACGATGGAACCGTGCTGGGTGATGAATTCTTCCGCCTCCTTCCATCGTGCGTATGCCTGACAATAGCCGGCGAAGGCAGCCATGTCCACTTCGGTCAGGATGCCGATGGCTTCCATCTGCTTGGCAAGCCGCCGCCACTCCTTTTTCGCTTCCGGCTCCAGCCACTTCGGACACGCCGGTGCCTTCTTTGTAGGCTTCGGTTCGCTGGTATTCAGCGGATGCTTGCCCGGATTGCCTTCAAGTTCCTTCATGGCGGTCGGCTTCGGTTTTCTGCCTCTGGTAGCCATGGGCTTCCCCTCCCTTCCTTAAAAATGGGCATAAGAAAAGCCGGGATGTATTTCTACACCTCGGCTCGGTCGTTATTTTGCTCTTAGATTCGCGCCAGCAGTTCAGACGGCGTAAAGGCCATTACTCGGCTCTGGGTAAAGTCCTTGAGATTTCTTGTAATAATATAGTCGGCATGGACAGATTCAGCGGTCGCGCTCTGAACAGCATCCTCGAAATCCTTCCACTTCATACTCACCGCTCTTTCCAATACAGCAGGGCTGAAATCTGCAAACTCAAAAATAAGGTTCAGCTTGCGGAAAACCTCTTCAATCTGCTCCGGAGTCAGCTGCTTGCGCATGACATACATCATGTTGGCATAGGTCAACGTGGAAATGTACCCTTTTGCCTGTTCAGTTTCGCACAACTTCCAAATCATTGAGGAGTCTTTTACGAATTCCGGTCGGTTCAGCAGCACATCCAGAACGATATTGGTGTCAATCAATAGAACCATATTTCGCCCTCATGCTTTCCGCCTTGGCTTCATCCAAATCATAGTCCTCTTTCAAAATTCCGGTGAGGGAATCCGTCAGGTAGGACACAGCGGCATCCTTCGGAATGAACCGTCCGACTTCTCGGCCATTCTTCGTTACGATGATTTCCTGCCCTGACATCACAAGGCCTAAATATCTTCCGAAATTGTTCTGCATTTCGGTTGCAGTTGCGGTCGCAGTAATCATAGCGGCACCTCCTTTTAGCTAATTTTATTATATGCCGTTTTAGCTATTTTATCAAGTCCTTTGGAATATTTATTTCAAAACACGTCGGATACGAGACACAGCCCCCTGCGGGGCGTGTGTCCTTTGTGCGTTATGCGTTGGGGTTGGCTTCCTTCCAGGCTTCGTACTCGTCGGCAAGCTCGGCTTCCTCGATGACCTGCCAGATGCTGCAAAAGCGGATGCGCTGGTGGGCGATGTCCTCGGCTGTCCAGCTTTCCGGCTTTCGACTCATGTCGTGGTAGGCGTCCATCTCGGCCTTCGTCCGCTGGAAAAGGATGTCCTTGAGCCGTAGGGTTTCGGCGTTGTTCCGCAGGGTGTACCGCTTGTCCTCGGCTGCCTGGCAAAGATTGCCAAGGTCATCGCAGTTGATGCTCATGTCCTGCTTGAAGGCGATCTCAATGCCGGTCAGGTCTCGCTCGGTGGCGGCTGCCTGGATGCGGGTCAGGTAGGTTTTTGCGTTCTTCATCATGGTCTGTATCCTCCGTGTGTTTGTTTTCCCTTTCGTTGTCTGTATATTACCGTCACTGGGGTAGTATATCAAGCGGCTATGATACACGATCATTCACCCACAGTCTTGTCGGATATGTGTATATCCTGCACACGGAAGATCTGCCGCAACGAGCGAAAGCCCCCCGCAGGGAGCCTCCGCCCATATCTCAGTGCGCGTTCCGGATGCACCATTCGATAGCGTGTCCGGCATCCGAGAAGACCTCATCCGAAATCTTCAGCAGTTCCAGTCGGCACTCGATCGATGAAAGCCCTTCCTTGGGGTCCTCAGCGAATCCGTAAACCGCAGCCTCCACGCCGCCCTTCCAGTTCGTTTTGGCAACCAGAACCCGGTCGCCAAACTGCAGGATGCTGTCGTTGCAAGGACTGAGCAGGTCGTAGTAGCTCTCGATGCTGATGCTGTGTTCCGGGAAGTTGTTCAGATGCTTCTTCATGGTGAAATCCTCCGTGTTTTTCATTCCGTAGGGTCTTTCCCTTTCGGTATGCACATATTACCGTCACTTTCGCACACTATCAAGCGGCTATGATACACGATCATCTGCCCGGAATACCGGGCAGAATGTACATCATTCTCCGTCCTCGGCATCCTGTTCAATGAACTCCCGGATCACTTCATAAAAGAGCTGGGGGTCGTATTCCAGTGGCTCACGACCATGAGAAAAATCAATTTCTATCTGGTCCTTGACCATCTCCTTGGCAGTCTCCAGCGTAAAGCCGGCCTTATCCTCGTCATTCATATTGTTGTAGATGTCCACGATAAGGTCCATGACTTTTTCGTCGTTCATACTCATTCCTCCGTTGCCCCACCACCCCGCCACACAGCCCCTGTGTGGGGCTTGTGCGGTTTGGTTGGGGAGTTTGTCGGCCTGCGCCTGTGCCCCTTTGTGGGGGCTGTGTCGGGCTTACTTCTCCGCCTTGCCCAGAAGGTAGGCTTCCTCCATGGCTTTCTGGATGCCCCAGACGGGAACCTCGATGAAATCCTCGCTGTCGCAGCCGCGCGCTTCAAGGTCGCCTCGGTTTTCCACCTCCACCATCAGGCGCTTTGCGATGTCCAGCAGGGCTTTCTGCTGCTTCCTGGTCAGGGTCTGCTTTTTCATGTCTATGTACCTCGCTTTCGTTTTTGTGACTGTATATTACCGTCACGTCCCGCAGATAGCAAGGCCGCAGATTACACGATCATTCACGCCAGGATCGGTGTATATTTGAGAGCCCAGGCACAGGAAAAGGGGCCGCCCTTTCAGGCAAGCCCCCGCCGTTTTCTGCTCAGTAGTCTTCTTCCTCATCGTAGTCATCTTCGCAGTCGTCGTAGTCCTCTTCCTCATCGCAGCTGTCGTCCCAGTCTTCCGCCATATCGCGGTAATCCCACATATCCTTGGTGGGCTGGCTGCGAAGGCCGGGGTTCTGCTTGATGTAGTCGGCAACCGCACCCTCAAGGGTATCCAGAACCTTTTCGTAGGCATCCTCGCTGAAGATCTCCCAAAGGGCTACGGTCAGGCTGCTGATTTCTGCGTTGCCCTTGGCGATCAGGAACCGGGCCGCGGGGTTGCAGGTTTCTTTGCCGTAGCCCTGGTTGACCATGTCGCCGTCGTTGAAGAATCGGTACCCGATCCGTGCGGTGGCTCTGACCAGTTCTCCGGCGAGGCTATCCGCCTTGCCGCTCGTAGGAACCAGTTCCTCGAAAAGCTTATTGATGCGGTTTTCATTCTTCGTCATTTTTGTATCCTCCAGCGTGTTTTTTGTGTTTTCCGTGGGGTTTTCCCTTTCGGTATGCACATATTACCGTCACTTTCGCACACTATCAAGCGGCTATGATACACGATCATTCGCCCATGGATTTGTGTACATTCGGGCGATATGACATTGGACGGACACGAGCAAAAGGCCGGTTTCCCAGCCCCTTGCCCCTATCCGTCCGGTTTACTTGAGGATTTCGAGGTAGCTTGTATTTTCCCAGCAATCCGTGGTCTTGAACCGCACCTTCTGTTCGGTTTCCCGGTCGAGGGCAACCTTCTTCAGAAGTTTCATCTTCTGGATGCGCCGCAGAAGGTCTGCTGCGTTCTCGGCATCTTCAATGGCATCCTGGATCTCGACCACCGAGCAGTCGGTGCCGTACCAAAGGTTGCTGAGTGCCTCCGGAATGCCGTTGGCAGTGAAAAGTCGGATGTTCGTGTAGGTCATGGTGTTTATCTCCCTTCGTTTTTGTGACTGTATATTACCGTCACTCAGGGGTGATAGCAAGCGGCTAATGTACACGATCATCTAGCCCTTCACTCCGGAAAATGTGTCACTTTGAGCCACCGTGGTATTCCTCGATATACTGCCTTCCGTCCGGTTCAGTGACCACCGCAGGGTAGCGCACACGGCTGCCGTGCCGGGTCAGGAGCTCGGCGGCAAGGTCTGCAAGTTCTCCGAGGATCTCCATGTTCCATTGGAGGTTGTCATCCTCCGCCATGACCTTGCAGAATTCATACGCAGCGTTGTAGATCTCATCGTTGCGGGCACTCTGGGCATCCGAAAGCTCCAGTTCCTCATCCGTCTCCGGGACCGTGGATTTCGGGCACTCTGCCCAGCGCCCTTCGTAGGTCTCGCCAGCCTCACAGCCGTCGGCGTCGTATTCGTTGACCCGAACCCACCGGTTCGACTGGAACACTCGCTCGGTGATGCCGTTCTTCCGGATGCTGAGCATCACCTTCTCCCCATTTTCATTGACACCCCACAGGGCGTCCGGGTAATCCCCGAACTCCTGAATCATCTGGCGGCGAGTGGCAAGGTCGCCAAAATTGGCGGCCAATACATTGAGCCGGATCGTGTCCAGCTTCTTGTCCAGTTCCATTTTCATGTTCGTTCTCCCCTTTCTCAAAAATCCAAGGTCTCCAGAACCTCGTCCGTGCCGGTCTCCCAGTCGTGGCGGGTCAAGCGGATGCGGCTGTACATCTCGGCGCTGTCCGGCTCATCGAAAAGCCGGAAGCATTCTCTGGCAAACCCCTCATCGGTGTACTGCTGGGTCTCGTCGGGCTGGCCGTCCAGCCGGGTGAAGGTGATCTCGTAGGTGTAGCGTTCCATGTTTTTTCCTTCCTTTCCGTTTCGGTATGTGCATATTACCGTCGTTTCGGCATAATAGCAAGGCCATAAAACGTCATATTATCGACGATCATCAGCCCATATCTTTGGTGGATCTGTGTCGATATATGGCCTTGATAAATATGTGCTTTAGAGCGAATATACAGACACCGAAAGGAAAACACACACGGAAAACGGAGGCAACCACCATGAAAAAGGCCATCAGCGAAATCGAGAGCATCATCGAGGACCGCATTGCAGAGCTTGAAGAAGAATACGAGCTGGACATTTTCGACCGCAACGACATCCGGAAAGAAGAATACCGCAAGGGCGGTTGGAAACACGACCCCTTCCCCGAAGAACTGGAGGAGGAAGAGGACGAGGAAGAAGAATGGCATTACATGAGCCTTGAGCAGCAGCTCTACGAAGTCGGCATGAGCATGCGGGATTTCCTTTAAGGGAATCCGCCAAGGAACCCCCAGCAAAGGCTGGGGCTGTTCCTCGTTGTCCCCGTTTTCCGTTGACCATATACACAGTTCTGCTGCCTAAAGATCGTGGAAGATCCTGCTCTTTCCCGGCTTGCTATTCTTGCAAACCAGAGCTAATATACAGTAAACTGGGAAAGGGTTCTCGATGATCCGAGGCCCCCCACCAGCCCACAAGCCAGCCCCTCCTGCCTAGGCAGAAGGGGCCGTTTTCTTTATTCGGGCTGTGTGCCGTCGCTGGTTTGGATGGCGGCGAGTCCCGATGCAGTCTGAACGAAAAGTTCCGGATTCCAGAACCGTTTTCTGAACCTGTCCATGAGTTCCGGCGGCAAGTCCGTGAAGTCTTCCTTGCCCAACCCGCAGAGGAAGAAGCCACCTCGGATCGGCTGTCTCAGTTCCCGGATATACCGGCTGAACAGCTTGTCCGTAAACAGTCCGTTGTCATCCGTGACCAGGGCGACCGGTTCCGGCCATGGGTAGGTTGCCGTGATGCAGTCGCAGTCCAGCACCTTATAGTACTCTTCCAGCGTGGGCTGGATATCGATCTCCTTCGGATGTTCCATCGGCTCGATCAAAAGCACCTTCATTCGACCCACCCCGCTTTCACGATCGCCCAGTCGGTCAGCGGTGTTGCTTCTCCAAGAAAGTCTTCCATCGCTTCGACCGATCCGCAGGTGTTGCACACCATGATTTCTGCGTAGCGGCTGAGGGCTTGCTGCTGGTGGTCGTAACTGTCCGGCTCAGCGCCGCACCGTGGGCAACGTGGGCCCGTCTGTCGCGCCTTACCGAGGTGGTCGAGCGATTCCTTTACCTCGGTCTCGGACGCCACACGGTGGCAACTGTCCGCGCCATAGGCAACGTTCAGGCTGCCGCCTGTATCCCAGGAAACCATCACATTGCCGGCATCGTCCGCGCCCCGGCAGATTCCCTGCGTGCCCAAGGCCGGTGCCTGGGCATCTGCCATTCGGTCCAGCACCACACGGCAGCCGACCGGGAACTGTGTCCGCAGAGTTTCTACGGTCTTTCTATCCGGAAATCTCATCCCTGCACCTCCTTGATCATCTTCTCCGCGAGTTTCTTATTGTTGGTACACTTCTTCAGTGCGCCCTCCAAGATGTGCATCGGGAAATGAAATGCTTTATAGCCATCGTGAAGGACTCGATAGTAGTACAGACTCGGCATTTTCTGCCCATAGTCGTGTTCCATGATGTAGACCATGGCGGTGACGGTCATGGGCTCCGCATCCTTGCTCACCACCTCGACCGTCATATTTTCCTTGCGGTAGTAGTGCGGGAAGCCCTCATAAATGTCGAGGTTCTTCTCATCGCCAGCGGAGATTTCCCACACCAGGACCGGTGTGTTCTTTCCCTTGTTCGGCAGGATGGTCGCGCAGCCGTGGAAGGCCAGCTCCCAGTCTTCCAGAACAGCCTGGCCCACAATGCGGGCATCCGGGCATCGCTGTGCCATCTGCTCCACCGACAAGTTGCTGCCGTATGCGATGTAATACTTCTTTTCGTTCATAGTCGCTTGCTCCTTTCGTTTCCGCTGTTGTCTGGCGGTATGCTATATATGCCTCTGTTTTGCCCGAATAGCAAGGCCAATGTGCATCATATCCTGCACAATGATTTCCTCACAGGATCGGCAAAATTGTACTCAGTCGATTTCTTTGAGGAACTCCACCGCTGCCGCCTTTCCGATGCTGGAAGACAGCCCACTGTGCAATGTATCTGTCGGGAATTCCCACTCCGTATACCCGTCTGCCAATAAGTCGAAGTACTCATGGCTGGGGCAGCCGAGCTGCCTTTCTTCGTGCAAGATGTATGCCATACAGGTTTTCAGCTTCTTCACCCGATGCCCATCCAGATTCCAGACGGGAAGCTGGAACTGCTTCTTGTAATAGTACCGAGGGCAGCCCTCATACCGATCCAGCAGCAGTTCATCAAACTCGGAAAGCAGCCATACCACAGCTGGGACGCTTTCATTGGCGTCCTGCTCGATGGTGGCGTAGCACCCAGTCTTGCTTTTCTTGAACAGGAGTCGGTATCCGTAGATCTCGGTAACACCGACCGGCACCGCATAGGGGCATCTGTGCCCCATCCGTTCCATGTCAAGGTTGCTGCCGTAGGCAAGATAGTACCGGGACGGCTTTCTGCTGATCCCGCCCTTGTCGAACCGAAAGTGATCAATCACCGACCTCACCGCCTTCCGCTGCGGAAAAGTCCACGCCGTCAAAGTCCTCAGCTTCCAGAACGATCTGTCCGTTGTGCCACCAGTCGCTGACCGCCTGGACGGCCTCATCCATCGTGGGTTCCTTGATCTCAGATTCGTTGACCTCGACCACCCGTTTGAGGGTCTCGGTGATGACCACCCGGAACGTTCTGCCGGGTGCGGTTTCTCTGGTTTTATTTTTCATGGCGTATCGCCCTCCTTCTACCGCCTAAAGGGCGGTTGCCCGCCCGATAGGTGCCCGTGCAAGTCGGCGCTTATGCGTTGCGCCAGCTTGCGTTGCCCTCCATATTCCGCAGAAGGATCTCCCGTGCTGTTTTGAACTCGTCCCCGATGAAACCCAGCCGAAGCATCCAGCACCGCATTGCGTATTTCTCGTTGTCAGTCTGCTGGGGCTTGGGGCTTGCGGTCTTCACCATCTTGGCAAGCTGGCTCATTGCGAGGCAAAGCTGGATGTAGGCTTTCAGCTCACCGGCGTGAAGTCCGTTCTGCTTGCCGTCGCTGGGGTCGGCAAACTGGAAAAGCCGGAATTCAATCGTGCCCTTGGTGAAGGTGGCGTGGAGGTTCAGCATATGGTATCGGCTTTCATTGTAATGTGCCGTTCTGCCGTAGTCTGCGTGGTTGCCGGCGTACCAGATGTCGGCAAGCTCGGTCATGGTCGTCGGCTTTCTCTTGTTCAGCTGGTCAAGGAATCGGGGGTCGACCACTCGGCAGTACTGTCCGGTTCTGCCTGCATCGATGCGAATCGCTCTGCCGATCTGTTCTTCGTGGGCGGCCATGATGTTGACCAGATTCCGCAGGGTCTTGGGGGTGTGGCTGCCCTTGCCGATGTGGATGTGAACGCCGCATCCCCGGCTGGGGCTGGACTTTGCGCCAGCCTTGCGGAGCAGTCGGATGATCGACTGCAAGGTCTCGATGTCCTCGTAGGTAAGGATGGGGGTCACCATCTCGCACTTTTCAGCTTCCGGTCCGTGGATGCTGATGTCTCGCTGGAATTTCCAAACCCTGCCCTGCTGGTCCTTGCAAGCCCAGCTCATGTACCCGTACTCGCCGGCTGCGTACCATGCGGTCGTTCCGAAGAACTCGGCAACCTTTCTGGCGGCTTTCTCGCGGGTGATGTTGTTCATCTCAACCTCGACCCCGATGGTCTGCATCTTCATGGCTTCGATCTGCTCTCTGGTCTTATCGTTCATGGTGTTTATCTCCTTTTGTCTTGTTCTGTTCCCCTTGCGGTATGTGCATATTACCGTCATGTGGGGAGGATAGCAAGGCCATAAAGGGTCAAATAATCACCGATCATTCAAGGCAAAGATCGTGTACATTATGGCAAAAAACACACTTGATACTGTACATTTTCAGAGTTAATATCGGTACAATGGAAGAAGCTCTCTCTTATCCGGCGGTCCCCATAAGGGGGTCAGGAGCTTACGCTCCCGCCTCCTGTGCCTGGGGTGCGCCGTCTGCCCCACAGTCGGGCTGTGTGGGGGCTTCCGCTGCCGCTTCGGCCGTTTCCGCGGCGGCAGAAACGCCGCCGTGTGCCGCCTGTTTTGCGGCTTTCAGGGCATCCCGCTTTGCCTTTTCCTTGACCCGGAACTTTTCGGCATCTTCCTCGGTGCGGAATGCCGCATGACCGGAAAGGTTCTGCATCAGGAGCTTGCGGATGGTCTTGTGTTCATCTCCATTCAGACCCAGTCGGATCAGCCAGATGCGGAGTGCGTACTTCTCATTGGCATCGTTGACGGTCTTTGCCTGAATCCTCTTTTGGGTGACTGCCATCCGGTTCATAGCGGAACAAAGTTCTGTGTAGGCACTGACCTTCTCCTGTGTCAGCGGACCGACAAAGGCCATGCTGATCTTCTGCTCCGTGATCTGGATGCCGGTCATGCCGGTGGTGCCGGCACCCATGCGGTATTCTTCCAGCTCATCCAGCATCTCGCTCACCGTGTGGGGAGTTGCCTGTTCCAGTGCGTCCAGAAGTCCCTGCGACACCGTGAAGTTCGTGCCCATCGCTTTGTTCAGCAGAGGGCCTCGGCTGTACATAAGGTTCAGAAAATTCCGCAAACTCTGGGCGGTATGCCCGGACATCGGCAGGCTGATGGTCAGCTCATCCACATCCTGTAAGGTCGGCTGTTCGATCGGAGCAGGTGCCTCGTCCGCATCGGTGTCATTCACAGTGTCCATCGGCTCATCCTCGTCCACCGGTTCTTGAATTTCCGGGGATTCCTCGGCAGTTGCGTCCGGTTCCTCGGTGGGCTGGGTATCCTCGGTGCTGTCCACGGTCTCGTCTGACTCTTCACACTCCGATTCCGTGGTCTCCCCGCAGGCGGCTTCGGTTTCCGGAGTCTCCGGGGTTTCCGCACCTTCCTCACGGATGATGCCCTCGTCCAGCAGCGTCCGGATGATCTCCGGCGCAGCGTTGTCTTCGATCACAAGCGTTCCCTCCTTTTCTACGGTGTAGTTGCCAACGATGTAAGCGCAGCGCGGCATGAAAGTGTACCGGGAATGAAGCCCAGTCAACTCCATCAGGCGGCTTACCAGAACCTTGCGGTCATCAATATTCAGTGCGTACTTTTTCATGGCTTTGTGCCCCTTTCTTTGTTTTCGGTAGCACATATATCGCTCTGAATCGATGAAATAGCAAGGCCATTTCTCGACATTCTTCATATTCGACCTTTTACACGATCCGTGCAAAACACGACTGTGCAAGATCATCCGATATGTACGCCCACGGTATCACGGGGTAGCCTTTACCTCGTAATACCGTGGGCCATTTTATTGGTTTCAGCCGGCTCTTGCTTCCAGCGCAGCGATGCGCTGCTCAAACTCAGCCGTCTTATTTTCCAGAGCTTCCAGACGCTCGGCCTCGGTCAGGGGCTTTTTCTCCTCGTCCAGGATCAGGTAGCGTTCCATGACGTAGCCGGGAATGGTCTCATAGGTCACAGCGCACCAGCCATCTCCCTGCCCGGTCACATCCAGCCGGGTACCATTCGGAATCCACGCCAGACGGTCAGAGGTCTTGGACGGAGCCTGACGCAGACTCAATCGACCACCTGTGACAGTCGCCTTGTTTCTGATCTCCTGCATCTTGACTTCGCTCATCTCTGCTTCCTCCCGAATCATTCCATAGTCGATGCCCTTCAGCCGGCCGCCATATCTCCACTTGCCGAGCGTTGCATCCCGGTGGATGCTGTTGCCGTTCACTGTAGTAGAGCAATGTGTGATCTCCAGCGGATGCACCTTGGTGACAACGCCCACATGATAGTAGTCCCGCAGGTCTCCGGTACAGTTTGCACCTCCCGACTTGTACCGGTCCGGCAAACTGTAGCTGCTGTCGCCGGGGTTCCGGGCTTTGAATACGATCTCACCCACGAACAAGTGTGCGGTTTTGAGTTCCACAAAGTCTGCCATCTGTTTCCGGGCTGCGTAGTTACTGCCGTGGTAGCCGATCCAGCTTCCCCCGGCTCTGCGGACTGCGCCGATGATAAGACCAATGCAGTCACAGGTACCATCCGTACCGCTGCCGCCGATGCGATAGTCTGGTTTCGTAGCACAGATGGTTTCGAGCTGCTCAAGAAAAGCAGTCAGGGTGATGCTCACTCCGATTCACTCCCATTCTCAGGCAATCCGGCCACCCAGACGATGCCGGACAGTACAAAAAAGACACACGGCAGTGCGACACCATTGCCCCAGAGCTTATACTCTGCGGCATCCGAATACGGGTCTGCCAGCCATTTTCGAATCTGCTTTTCCGTCTTCGGCTTCCTGGCCTGGGTCACAAGTCTGCGGTGCGTTTCAAACACATCCTGCCAGAAAGAGATTTCTTCTTCCGTGGGATTCTCAGTTTCGAGGTCACGGCACCACCAGTCCGGGAAACCCTGCAGCCGAGCGCACTCGGTCGGGGTCAGACGGCGAACCGTATAGGACACTGGAACCGGCTGTGCGTCCGGGTTATCGATGACCAGCCGGTCATTGAAAGCGTCCTGCCCGTTGAAGCCGCTGGGATGCGCCCCGGTCGCCACCGTTCCCGACACGCCATCGTTCAGGTGTGGCACCGGTGCGATGGTGGCAGGATCTTTAAAGTCCCGGGCCATAAGGGTGGGAGATACATTCTCCTCGACCCTCATGAAGGAGCCGGTGGTCATGGCGTAGACATCTTCCGGTGTGCAGACTGCGTGACGGTCAGTGGCATCCAACGTAAAACAGACATCTTCGTTGATGCCGTCGCCTTGCGGACCATTCTCGTCTTTGCGGCCGATCATGTTGCCCTGCAGAACGAAGGTCTGCATCTGGTCGCTTCGGGTCGCCATGAGCGCACCGGACTTTCCATGCAGGTCAATCAGCTCATTGCGCTGATTCACATGGAATGCCGTCACGTCATCCGGCTGCGCCACAAAGGTCTGCTGTTTCATTTCCGGCTGTGCAGACAGCGAACCCGCCGTCTCGCCCAGATCCCGGACTTCATCCCGCTGGTTCTGGGTAAAGGCTACTGCCGGAGCCCCGCCATGGGTGCAGGCCAGAGGCGGTGCCACCTGTTCGTCTACCGTGCAGTTCGACTTGCCTCCACCCTGATCCACGCAGACAACAGGTTCACAGATACACAGCCCACCCTGGTTACAGGTCGGGTCACCGCCGCTGCGATCAAGCGTCCGGGAAGTTTCCGCTTCATAGAATCCGCTGTGGGGGTTATCCGACATCATGGAATGGCTGGCCTTGGAGCAGACACCGTAGCACTTAGGCACGAACACGGTCTGGTCGTTGTTGCAGCCGAGGGTAGCAGATTTTTCCTCCTGCCAGATAGCACCTTTGCCGCCACCCTCACATCCAGAACGAATTTTCAGTGTGACTGCAGGTGAGTTTTCCACCTCTTTCCCGCTGTTTTCCACGCCATCCAGAACCAGCGGAACATTGCCGCCGCCCGTACCGCATCTACTGGTCAGAGTCTGTACCTTGCCATCCTTGGAAATTTTCACTCGACTGTCAGTCGGATGATTTTCCAAAGCGATGGCGGCAGGCACGACTCCGGCCCGGAGAGTGGGAGAACGTTCTTCCTCATATCCGATGCTCCTCGCATTGGCGGAGTGTTCGGTGCAAAAACCTGCGGATTCCAAAACGCAAGGCGGGTGATGTGCCTCTGCACGGAGAGTGGAGGTCACCTCCTCGGTCACATCCATCCTCTCCCCGCCCTGATCGTTCAGGCAGATTTTTCCGCAGCAGCCTGCCGTTCCAGTGCCGCCTTCAGCACCGGAGGCAACTCTTTGCCACGCACGGAAGCTCTCCGCAGAATACCCAGACACGCCTTCGGACTCAAATAATACTTTTGGAGCACCGTGGTCTGCAAAATCTGCGACAAGGTAGATGCGTTTTCTCCTTTGGGGTACGCCCCACCATTGAGCGTCAAGAACTCGATATGCGACGCTCCATCCGTCTCCCAGATAGTAATCTGCATCGGGCCAGCCTTTTTTGTCAGGCGCAGGCACCTCGGTGGACGGTTCCTTAACACCGATGACGGCTTCGAGGACTGCTTTGAAGTCCTGCCCTTTGTTGGACGAGAAGGCGCCTGGGACATTCTCCCATACGATAAATCTTGGTTTTGCTCCATTGGTCTTACACCTCATTTCCTTCACGATTCGAATCGCTTCATAGAACAGGCTGGACCGTGAACCATCCAGACCGTCTCTTTTACCGGCAATGGACATATCCTGACAAGGACTGCCAAAGGTGATGATATCCACCGGCGGCAAGTCTGAGCCGTTGATGGCGGACACATCCCCGTAGTGCTTCACCTCCGGCAGACGCTTGGTCGTGACCCGGATGGCGAAGGGCTCCACTTCGCTGCTCCACAGCGGCGTGATACAGCCTGTCAGTAAACCGCCCAAAGGAAAACCCCCGGAGCCATCAAAGAGGCTGCCGAGGGTTAAATGAATATTCGATTCAGTACTCATACAGCCTCCTCTCCGAGCATCTGCTCTTTGGCTTTCAGGTAGAAATCCCTGGACACTTCAAATCCGTAGCTGTTGCGTCCCAGTTCTCTGGCAGCCCGGAGCGTTGCACCGCTGCCGGCGCAGGGGTCGATGACCACATCTCCGGGATCGGTAAAGATCTCGATCAGGGGTTTCAGCACGGACACCGGTTTCTGGGACGGATGGATCTTCGGATAGTCCTTGCCATCCCGTTTCCAGTCAAACCAGTTGAAGATCATGTGGGACTTGCCGTCCTCACCGACGTTGTTGAACTTCGGGAGCTTGCCCCGGTACAAGACCAGCGCATACTCCGTTGCACCCACGATCTTCATATTGGCTTTCAAGACCTGCGGGCTGTAGTTCTTACAGAAGGTCAGCGGGATATAATTTTTGAACCCGTACTTTTCAGCTTCCGTGATGACCTTGGGGATCTGCTGGAACGCACAGAACACGATCATGCACGGTGCGCCCTTTTCCCCTTTCATGGGTTCTTTCTTCATCAGCCGGTTACAGAAATGGAAGTATTCTGCGATATTGAAAGTGAAGTCGGTGTTGAATGCCGCTTTCCGAGCCTTATCGCTCTCTCCGTTCCGGTTATCTCCATCCACATACCAATCCGGCCGACTGGCGTAGAAGTCCGACCCGATGTTATACGGGATGTCGGCAATCACCAGCTGTGCCTTGGGGATGTTGTAGGACTTGAAGTTTTGGAAGTTGTCATGGAACAGGACACATCTTGGTTCAGTCATCTGTGCCCTCCTGTTCCGGCTCGAAGGATGCCACTTCATCGAACTTCAGCTTTTGACCGTTACGGAGGACATACACATCCTCGTAGCGGCCTTCACTGTGCTCGATATAGCGCTTGACGATAACATCCACGAATTTGGGGTCAAGCTCAATACCCCGGCACACCCGGTCAGTCTCCTCACAGGCGATCAGGGTCGAGCCGCTGCCGAGGAAGGGGTCAAGGACGATGCCGTTGGTCATGGTGGAGTTGCGGATGGGATAGCTCATCAGGCCAATGGGCTTCATGGTCGGGTGGTCTTTATTTGCTTTGGGACGGTCGTACTCCCAGATGGTGGTCTGCTTACGGTCGGAGTACCACTGGTGCTTGCCCTTCAGCTTCCATCCATAGAGGCAGGGTTCATGCTGCCACTGATAGGGACTACGGCCCAGCACCAGAGCATTCTTTTTCCAGATACAGCACCCGGACAGATAGAATCCCGCATCCTTGAACGCCTTTCGGAAATTCAGACCTTCCGTATCGGCGTGGAAGATGTAGATGGAACCATCATCCGCCAGATGACCGTGCATCTGCTTGAACGCTGCCAGCAGGAACTCGTAGAATTCCGAGTCACCCATGTTGTCGTTCATGATCTTGCCGGCCGTTTCTTCCACGTCTACATTGTACGGGGGATCGGAAAGCACAAGGTTGGCCTTCACGCCATCCATCAGGGTATCGTAGCACTCAGCTTTCGTGGAGTCACCGCACAGAACACGGTGCCGGCCCAGCATCCAAAGGTCACCTGCCTGCGAGAAGGTCGGCTGCTTCAGCTCAGATTCCACATCGAAGTCATCTTCCTTGATGTCCTTGTCGTGGACCTTGTTGAACAGCGTCTCGATCTCAGGCGGCTCAAAGCCCGTCTTGCCCAGGTCGAAGTTGGAGTTCTCGATATCCTTCAACAGGTCAGCCAGCAGGGAATCATCCCACGCGCCGGTGATTTTGTTGAGTGCGATGTTCAGAGCTTTCTCTCTGGTCTTGTCGATGTCCACGACTGCGCAGGGCACTTCGGTGTAGCCCAGCGCCATCGCAACGGTCAGGCGTTGATGGCCGCCGATGATCGTCATATCGGCATTGACCACCAGCGGATCGGCAAAACCAAACTCCTCAATGGAGTTCTTGATCTTCTCGTACTCCTTGTCCCCCGGCTTCAGCTTCTTCCGGGGATTGTATGCAGCCGGCTTGAGTACGGACACCGGCAGCATTTTCAGTTCAGCAGTTGCTTTCATGTAGTTCCTCCCAGTTCAGATTCACACACGCATGACCTCAGAGAACGGTACAAAAAAGGAGCCGAACTCAAAGCCCGACTCCAATTCATCGCTGTCCACGCCCATCTCCGACTGCGGTTTTTCCGTAATCGGATACCATTCCGGGTCTACCCCGTTCATGGAAGCAAGGACTCTATCCTCTGCATGGTCAATCTCATGTACACAGATGCCTGCGGTGTTGCAGACCGCAAATACGCCGATCACTTTATTTTCCAATGCTGCTTTCTCCCTTCGCCCTGCCTTTATTGGCACAGGCTCGACTGCAATACTTTCTTGGAAGACCGTACTGGTGGCGGTAGGAAAACTCTCTGCCGCACATCGGGCAGACCTTTGACCGCACGGTTTTCCAGTTCTGCGGTCTTGGGTGGGTGTTGTTCCACTTGGAGCGGCATTCGGGAGAACAGAACTTTCTCGGTCGTCCCCGATGGTTCGAAACGATGGCAGCACCACACTGCGGACAGAAAGAAAAAGCCATGTCCTTGATCATCTCGGCCGTATAATCTTCCATCTATCCTCACCCCGTCCTCATTTTTCGCCGTTTCCATGTCAGTTCCAGTGGAAAATCTCAAAAAGCATACGAAAAGAAGCGAAGCGGCAACCAGCCCTGCCCCGCCGGGTTAGTTTGTTTTTGCGGCGTCCGGCTGCTGCTTGCTTTTCCTTGTCCCGGAACAAGCTAAAACGTGCGAAAAGCCCCATGTTGCAAGGATTTTCACACGCTTTGGTTCATTTCGGGGGAAAACAAAAGGCACCGGAGCGTTCACCCCGATGCCCTCATCTTCACCTTGTTCATTTTGCGCCGATATTGCCGGGACCCCCGGCCTATGAATTTTGCGTTTTTTCACACGAAAGGGGCCACCGGTCTTCTGTTGACTTCACTGTAGAGAAGTGACCCCGGCCCCCGGTGGGGGTCAGTAGTGGTACACCGGGTGGATGTCTTTGGTCAGGGTCTTGCGGTCGTGGCAGGCTTTGCACATCGGCTGCCAGTTGGCTTCGTCCCAGAAAAGTCCGGGATCGCCACGGTGCGGTGTGATGTGGTCCACCACGGTGGCTTTCGTGTATCTCCCCTGCCTCATACACTCGGCGCAGAGCGGATGGGCTTGGAGGTACTGCCTGCTTATTTTTTGCCACTGTCGGGTATAGCCACGCTTACTCGCCGGGCGTGTGACTTCCGGGTGCAGCGGCAGGTGCTTTGCACAGTAGAGAGTGCCGGGTTCTACGAGCTCCGGGCAACCGGGATGCCGGCACGGCACCTTGGGTCTGCGGGGCAAGGGTCATTCCTCCCACGGCAGGCCGGGCTTGCCGAAGTGACCGTAGGCACTGACCCTGTTGTAGTCCACGTCCAGCAGACCCAGACGCTGGATGATACCCTGCGGGTTCAGGTCGTAGCTGTCCTTGACGTAAGCCTGGATGAAGTCCAACGGCTGGGGG